TTAGGAACTGCTGAATCGGTAATGGCTGGTACACCAATCATTGTATTGACAACCGGTGGATTACAAGACCAATGTGGATTCCGTTTTAAAGATAGTGGTGAGTTAATTACACATGAAGATTATTATAGAATTGGTTCACTTCACAATTGGAGAGAATGGGAAGATAAGGTAACTTGGGGAGAATGGGTTACACCATTATGGGCAAGAGCACAAACAATGACAGGTTCAGTACCTACTCCATACATTATTGATGATAAAATTGATATTGTAGATTTAGCAAAAGCTATGAGATTCTGGTATGATATTCCTAAAGAAGAAAGAAAGAAAAGAGGATTGATTGGACATGAATTCTTTAAAGGGCCTAATGGATATCACGCACAAAGAATGTGTGATACATTAATCGAAGGAATGGAAACTGCATTTGAAAATTGGGAACCTAGAAAAAAATATGATTTATTTAAAATAAAAGAATAATATGGGAAAGCAATTAGAATTATTTCCAAAAGATGAATTTGATATCTTTGAAACGTGTATTCAATGTGGAGTAGAAACTGATACACTTAAAACAACTCATATAGATTTCAGAATTGGATATGTTGAAGGAGCTGGACAATTATGTAGACAATGTTATATGGCAAGTAGTAGAAACCTAATAACAATAGATGAAAGAACAATTTTAGATACACCTAACAATGAAGAATTGGGTGCAAAAGTAAGAAGAAGATATTATGAAAGTAAAGATTAAGAAAGTACATCCTAATGCAGTTATCCCATCTTATGCAAAAAGTGGAGATGCTGGGATGGATTTAGTTGCGACAACGATTATAGGTGAAACATTAGGTTCTATAACATATGGACTGGGTATCTCATTAGAAATACCTCAAGGATTTGTAGGATTAGTATTTCCTCGTTCATCTATCAGAAAAACAAACTTACAATTGAGTAATTCAGTTGGAGTAATCGATAGTGGTTATAGAGGAGAGCTACAGGCTACATTTAATAAAGTACAAGGAATAGATAATGTAGAAAGAGAAAATTATAAAGTAGGTGATAGAGTTTGCCAAATTATAATTATTCCATATCCTCCAATCGAATTTAACGAAGTAAATGAATTATCTAACACCGAAAGAGGCGAAGGCGGATTCGGTTCAACAGGAAAATAAAGTTATGACACAAAAACCATTATTAGTTTTTCAGGCTCCGGTATCCACGAGAAGTGGTTACGGAGACCATAGTAGAGACCTTTTAAAATCTTTTAAAGATTTAGATTTATATGATATTAAGGTAGTATCAACAAAATGGGGTAATTGCCCAATGGACCAGTTAAATCCAGAAAATGAGTTTCATAAATGGATTAACTTAAATACCGTTACATCGGTAGATAGAGAGGTTGATATCTATGTACAAGTTACTGTTCCAAATGAGTTTCAAAGAATGGGTAAATTTAATATCGGCATAACCGCTGGTATTGAAACTAACTTAATTGCTAAAGATTGGATAGATGGTTGTAATAAAATGGATTTGATTATAACAACCTCTGAGCACTCTAAAGTTGGAATAGCTGGAACTGTGTATCATGAAAAAGATAAAGAAACACAACAAATTTTAGCTGAACATAAGTTAACTAAACCAATTGAAGTTTTATTTGAAGGATGTGATTATCATAAGACAGGTGGATTAGAATTACTAGACCAAATTGAAGAAGATTTTATTTTCTTATTTGTAGGGCATTGGCTACCTGGAGCATTATATCACGATAGAAAAGATAATGGAGGGTTAATTCAAACATTCTTATCAGCATTTGCTAGAATGAAAGGAAAGAAACCTGCATTAGTTATGAAAACATCTTCAGCGGGGTTTTCAGTAAGAGATAGAGAAGAGATGAGAAGGAAAATCGAAGATGCAAGTTCTAAAGTAAATGGTTCAGCACCTATCTATTTATTGCATGGAGATTTAAGTGAGGAGGATATGTGGAAGTTATACAACCATCCAAAAGTAAAGGCATCTGTATCATTTACACATGGAGAAGGTTATGGTAGACCTCTTTTAGAATTCAGTATGACGGGTAAGCCTGTAGTTGTTTCTAAATGGAGCGGTCATTTAGATTTTTTAGATGAAAAGGGAGCAGTTTTATTAGAAGGGCAATTGAAAAATGTTGATGAAAGTGCAGCAAATCAATTCTTATTAAAGGATACTCAATGGTTTTATGTAAATTATAGTAATGCAGCAGTTAAAATGCTTGATATTTATAAGAACTATGATAAGTATTTAGTAGAATCTAGTAAATTGGCGGAAAAAAATAGAACTAAATTTAGTATCAATTCTATGACCGAAAGTTTAAAGAAAATTGCTAATACCCATATTAAGGTTGCACAAAAAATTGATTTAATATTACCTGATTAATGGCAACTAGTAGAGTATTTACCTCCCAATGGGATAATATAATTACCAAATTCAAACCTTTGGCACATGGAATGATGAGACCTGGTAATTTTTATAAAGTTGTTGTGTACAAGTATGCAGCGGATGGTAAAACTCGAACTTTAACAGGCCTATCGACATCTTACATATTTTTAATTGGAAGATTTGTAGATAAGCAAGTTAGATTTCCTGCTATAAAATTGAAGCATGTAAATCCGGAACTTTTCTTTGATGCATTGCAACCGGCTATGGCTCAGCCAATTACGGAAAATGAAATATTAGATTCAACTAATTTAGAAGAATTTAGAATGTTATTAAGAAAGTTTCCTGCAGATGGTTCTCCTTTATATCAAATATTAAAAAGAAAACCATTGGTGTATAACGATAATTATAGAGAATACAAAATGACATCCATAAAGAGTGTAGATTTAATTACTATTGATATGGAATATTTGAAGGATAAACTTTTACCTGGAGCAAACACATTAAAAAGAGCGCAGGAAAGAAAAGAAAATTTAAGTGAATAATAAAGTTTATGAAAATAAGTTACGCAATAACAGTTTGTAATGAACTGAAAGAGATTACAGAATTAACTAACTTCCTTCAGAGTAGAATTGAAGAGGAAGATGAGATTATAATTCAATATGATACAAATGGTGTTACAAAGGAAGTATCAGACTTCTTAACTATCTTTGGTGAGATAAATAAGCAAACTAAGATAGTATCATTTCCACTTAACAAAGATTTCGCAACATTTAAAAACAATCTTAAAAAGAATTGTAGTGGAGATTACATTTTCCAAATTGATGCAGACGAAATACCAACTGAATACTTAATGCAAAATCTTAAAAGGATTTTAGAAAATAATAATGTTGATATAGTGTTTGTACCTAGAGTAAATACGGTAAACGGATTAACTGAGGCACATATTAAAGGATGGGGATGGCGTGTAGATGAAAAAGGCTGGGTAAACTTTCCCGATTATCAGACAAGAATCTACAAGAATACAAATGATGTAGAATGGTTTGGTAAAGTGCATGAAAGGATTAGTGGTTACAATACTTTTGCCAATTTCCCTGCAGAAGAAAGATTCTCATTGTATCACCACAAACAAATTGAAAGACAAGAAAAGCAAAACAATTTTTACAATAATATATGAAAAAGAAAAGAGCACTAATCACCGGTATTAACGGAATGGATGGGTCACATTTAGCGGATTTCCTTTTAGAAAGAGGAGATTACGAAGTATTTGGAATTGAAAGAAGAAAGGCGAATTACTATTCACCTAATATAGCACATTTAGACGGGAAGATTTCTTTGTTAAAGGGAGATTTATCTGACCAAAACTCATTATTGAGAGCTATCAAAGATTGTGAACCACATGAGGTTTATAACTTAGGAGCACAATCATTTGTGGGAGAGAGTTGGACAATGCCTGAGCAAACATCTGATATCACAGGTTTAGGTGCGTTAAGAGTATTAGAAGCAATAAGAGAGTATGGTAATAAGAACACTAAGTTCTATCAGGCATCTTCTTCTGAAATGTTTGGTAAGCAGGGTGGTATTGCTAACGAAGATACTATATTCTATCCTTGTTCTCCATATGGTGTATCTAAGTTATATGCAC